AGATCGGTAAGATCTTGCACATCAATTACAGGACTGTGAAGAGACGCTACATGGATGCGATCTACAAGCTCTGGTACACACTGAAGCCGAACACACAAAATATTGACTATAAAGTGTTGCCAATGCCGTCAAATTCGCTTAATAATAGATAACCTAGAGCATTTTTGTGCGCACCTTATTTCACAAATAAATCAAAAAAATATCATCTCCTCCCCTGTAGCTAGTAGACTCATCGGCAGTCCTTTGCCTTGTCTCGCTCTAGGACTAGCCAAGAGGAGAATAGGAGACAACCATGAGAGGACTTAAAGACAAATTTGACTATGCATTACTGGGCTATTTCGAAGGGCTAACTACACCAGGCTTATATAAGCTTCTGGGCATTACATTAGCCGTAGCGATAGTATTGTTTTTGCTATGAGCTTATACAAGAACATGAATGCTCGTAAGAAGGCTGGAACAAGTCGGAGCAAGAAGAATAGCACTGTATCTGATAAATCGTATGCCAACATGAAAGCTGGCTTCCCCAAGAAGAAGAAGAAAACATTAGTAGGTTAAATGGCTAAAGCAAGAGTTAACAAGACAACATTTAAAGAGATCTTAGATCGCATCATAGATGGTGAGAGTCTAAGACAGATCTGTACTGACGATGGCATGCCTTCGGACAGGACTGTTCTACGCCATGTGCAAGACAGTGACGATAACTTTGAAGAGTATATGAAGGCTAGAGCATTACAAGCTGAGAAGATCTCAGACCAACTGTTAGACATGTGGAATGAGAGCTATCCAATAGATGTTAAAGAGAAGCATACAGAGATATTAAGAAGGGATAAGATGTCCTATTGGCTTGATAAAAGAAGGACTCAACTACAGCCACGAGGATCTTTACGCAACAAGGTAGAGGACAAGCAAGACAGTGGTGAGATAACTATTCGATGGGGCAATGAAGATGGGTAAGCTCAACATGAATAATCTATTACCACCAGGTCTCAAGCCAACAACAGATCAAAGCAATAAGAAGAAGCAAGGACCAGTAGACCTAGGCGGAAGACCAAGCAAGTATGGATATGCTAGACCAAGGGATACATTACTGTAGGTAGCAAAGAGGGGAAGCATAAGCAGCACCTGTCGCTTTTCATGCGCACATGCGATTGCTGACAGAATCGAGGGGTATGGTTCCCCTTAATATTGGCAGATCTGTGGGAATAAAATGATCGTGACTCCATTCACGACTCCAAACCTACGAAAAACCTAAGGCGTACCCCCAAAGATGAAGGCGGAGAGCTGTATATCGTATTACACCCATCGAGGAGACACACACATTGACTGAGGTAATCATACCCTATACTCCCAGACCATTGCAGAATGATCTGCACACGGAGTTAGACAATCATAGATGGGCTGTAATAGTTTGCCATAGAAGATTCGGCAAGACTGTTATGGCTATAAATCATTTACTACGAGCAAGTATTCTTAGCGATAAAAAAAATCCAAGATTTGCCTATGTAGCTCCCACATACCGACAAGCTAAATCGGTGGCATGGGATTATATAAAACAATTTACAAGTAAGATTCCCAATATAAAATTTAATGAAACAGAATTACGATGTGATCTTCCGAATGGAGCGAGAATAACTCTCCTAGGATCGGAAAATCCAGACAGTCTTAGAGGTATATATTTAGATGGTTGTGTTATCGATGAGGTCGCTGACATGCCAGAGAGTGTCTTTCCAGAAGTAATAAGACCAGCTCTATCGGATAGAAAAGGGTTTTGTTATTTCATTGGAACTCCTAAAGGACATAATATGTTTTATGATCTTTATGAGAATGGAGAAATACAGCCTGAGTGGTATACGGCTTTGTATAAGGCTAGTGAAACAAATATATTAGATGAAGAGGAATTACGCCAGGCAGCACAAACCATGTCTCCAGATCAATACAATCAGGAGTTTGAGTGTAGCTGGGTAGCCAATATTCCAGGATCTATTTTTGGATCCGAGATGGAACAGTTACAAGAAGATGGAAAAATTACAACATGCCCTTACGATCCTTCTCTTAGGGTTGATACCTACTGGGATCTTGGTCTTAACGATAGCACTGCCATATGGTTTGCACAAACATCCAGAGGTGGGGCTGTATCTGTTATTGATTATTATGAAGTAAGAAACGAAGGGCTTCCGCATTTTGTTGGTGTCCTGGAAGATAAAGAATATTTATACGGCACACACAATGCACCACATGATATTGAGGTCCGTGAACTTGGTACAGGAAGATCCAGAAGAGAAGTAGCTTATGATCTTGGAATTAATTTTAGGGTTGTTCCGAAATTGCCAATAGAGGATGGCATTCATGCTGTAAAGATGATGCTTCCCAGGTGCATGTTCGATGTCAAAAATTGCAAAGATGGTATCGAAGCTCTTCGGCATTATCACCGAGCTTACAATGAGAGGACCAGATCTTTCCGAGCCACGCCAGTCCACGATTGGACCAGCCATGGAGCGGATGCATTTCGCTATATGGCAGTCGGTTTAAAACAACAACAAGTCCAGCAAGCTCCACAAAGTTTTGCTGATAATAAATGGGATCCGTTGGGATCTGATAAAAGGATGAAAGCAATTGGCTAAAACAAAGAAAGTATATGTTCCTGTAGAAACACAGAAAGAAACAACACAAGACAATCTTTTAGAGACAGAACCAGTAGCACCTTCCGTAGATCCATATACAACGGCATATTCTGAAAAGAAATCTTTCACAGATCCAACAACTGGTCAAAGTATTATGTTGAATCCTGGGGAGCCTATTGATCCAACTATGATCAATGAAGGTGAAACTATTATTCCTGATGCAGTTATTATTCGTAAAGACCTAGTACAGAAAACAAAAGAAATGCTGATGAGACGGTTTTCTAGGAAGAGTACAATTGTCACTGGTCCAATGGGATTAATGACACCAACTCCAGTAGCCTATGCTGGTGCTTTTGGTATTACCGATGGTGCAACAGGCGATCAAATTATTCAGCAAGGTGCAGAGCAAGGTTTTGTTTCGCTAGATAGTATCCAAAAAGATGCTGATGATTATTTAGAAAATTTAATATTTGAGTCTCAGGAAGTCTAAAAATTTTTTTAACATTATCCCAGAGGGAAAGTAAATGAGTACAACAGGATTAGGAATAGATCTTAGTGGAATAGATCCTAATTTATTAATGGGGAATAACCAAACAGCTAATGCTGTCTCTTCTTCTGGTGGATCTTTAATAAATAATGATGCTGGTGTTGGTCCTGATGATGCTGTGCAAGCCGATGGAGAAACAATAGATGCTAATTCAACTGTTAAAACAACTGGTATTGACACCACTTTACTCTCTACTGTTTCAGGTGAGACAACTGATAACACTACTCAAATTACTAGTGCTGATGGGGCTACTTCTTCTACTAATATTGATGTTGAATCTGTAACTCCTGATTTTGTTTTAGATCCAGATTGGCAATCAACTTGGTTTGGTGATGGCGAATCTACTTGGCAAGAAAATACTGACGGATCTTATACTCAAAATTTAGATATTGATTTAACTGAGTTAGGCGGAACAGGAACAACAAATGTCAGTTATGATTATACAAAAGACGGAAAGTTTATTGGAATATCAGACGGATCAAAAACTGCAATAGAAGTATCTACCCAGGAGGATTCCATATCTGGTGCAACTGGTAATGATACACTTGATACTCTTACTGGTGCAACTAGTGAAGATACTCTTACTGGTGCAACTGGTAACGACACACTTGATGGTGGAGATGGTAATGATATTATTGATGGCGGTGCTGGTAACGATACACTTAAAAATACATCGACAATAAATACTGAGCCAATCGAATTGTCTAATGGTAATTTTGCCTATGGTTTTGATTCAGATGGTGATGGGGAAATTGACACCTATAGAATAGAAGACGGAACTGGAGCTGAAGTCGAAACTATAAATGCAGATCAGTTTACTGGCGTTGATTATGCTGGAGGTGAAACTATTACTACTACTGTCGTTACAGCAGATACGCAGTCAACCGATGTTAGTTATACAACTATTGCTAAAGATCTAGACGAAGATAATCCTTGGTTTACAGGATCTACAGACGAAGATGGCGATGGCATACCAGATGGCATTTTACACACAGGACTTTTAGCAAGCCAATTAACAGAACATACATTTGAAGATGGATCTAAAGGGTTTACTTTTTCAACTGTCGTTCAAGGTGGTGGTACTAACAGCTTTTTTAGCGAAGATGTTCCTTTTGCAATGTATTGGAATGCAGACGGACAGCTTGTTGGAAAAGATAACAAGGGTTATGAAGGCATGACTATTGGATCTAATTCAGGTGCCGATGATGGTGGTGATGGTGGTGATGATGGTAAAGATACAAAAGGCGATGGTGATGATGGCGACACTGTTGGCGATACAGGATTAACACAAGATGAATACGACACTATTGTAACTACCTTAGAGTCAATATTAGTTAATACAGGATCTGATACAACTGATGCTCTTATTGGTTACTATAACGATATAAAAGGTCTGTTTGCTACAGGCGAAGACGGATCTTTAACAGAAGAAGACCAGGTTAAATTAACAGCTTTTTGGAATACAATGATAGACCAGGGTGAAACAACTGGCGTTATTATGTCCTCTAAAACTATGGGCGATTATTTTGAACTCGTAAAAGAATATACTGGTCAATATAACGGAACAATATCAGAAGCCGATATGGATCAATTCTTATCTGATTGGTTGGCTGAGTCTGTTCTCTTTGTTTCTGGTTTAGATAATTCTCAGAAATGGAGCTTAGATAATATACAAGATCATAGCCAATACGATAGTTTAGGAAATTTAATACAGCTTGTTTATGGAGAAGGGAGAACATTAACAGCCGAAGAAGCAATGCGTTACTTAACAGATTACTCTTGGAAGAGTGGCGATAATTGGACTTATGGTGTAGGCGGTGATGGTATTGGCGATAATGAGCTTGGTGTAACTAACTTCCTTGTTCAACAAATGATTTTAAATGCCAGAGATACGGACCAAGAATATGTAACTACCTTCTGGTTAGCCAATGAAGATTTGGATCTATCATCTTATGGGTTAACTT